ATAGTCGGCCTGTTCAACGGTCAAAATTCTGTTTTCGGGTTGGCTTGTAGCGCTATTATATTTTATTTTTAATTCATATTGTGAGGTATTTATTAATAATTTACGGTCGCCGTCGTTACCGGCTAACATTCCGCGTATCTCTTTTATACCTAACAAATCTATATTAATAACCGACGCCGTTTCAAATCCGGCCGGGTTCCAATCGTTAACGGTTGCGTTTAATTGTGGCGGCGAAATTTTAACCGGAATAATACCAAAGTATAAACGTAAATTAACAACTAAACCCCCGTTAATATCGGTTATTTGTATAATTCCGTTATCTAAATAGTTTTGTATTTCGCTATTCGCTACAACGTCCGAAATGGTAAATTTGCCGTTTATAGGATCAAAAATATTAACAGTTGCCCCGGCAGAAATTTGTAGGCCGTCCAACGTTAAAAAAATTATATTTGCGCCGCTTAAATTTGTTATATTAAATTGTGTCATTTTTTAAGGTTTTTCCATTGCCATACAAACCCAACGCTGTATTAAAATGTCATACATTATATTAACCGTACTATTTTTTTTAATTGCAAAGGTTTGGTTTTCCGGGGTTAAAATTCTGTTTTGTGGTTGGCTGCCGCTTGCGTTATATAAAAGGCTAACTTTTCGGTCGTTGGTTGCGTTTCTTATTATTTTCATATCGCCGTGAAAGGTAGCCCCGAAGCCGCTAATAAATTGGTCCGTCGGTCCGGTTGTCAAATTTACATAGCGCGAATTTTCCCAACCTAACGGCGTAAAATTGTTTTCGGTTTGTGTTATTGCCGGGGGGTAAATTTCGGTTAAAATTTGGCCAAAAATTGGCGTTAAACTTCTTATAACTAAACCGTTTTGTTCGCTGCACCTAATACTAAAACTTTGTAGTAGTGTTTCCAATTCTGTATTATTAACAATATCCGACATTTTAAAACCGCCGTTAATTTCGGCGAAAACATCTATATTTAAAGCGTTACCGGCTAAAATAAAATTATCTAAACTTCCAATTATAATATTTGAAGCCGTTAAATTATTTATTTTAAATTCTGTAAATTCAATCATTTTTTAGGCTTTTGTAATTATTGCGTTTGCTTCAAATATACGGCCCGTTCCGCCGCCGTCGTTGCTTAGTTCAATTTGTATAGTATTGTTACCCGGGCTTAATGTCGTTTGTTTATTAATGTTAATATAAAAAATATTTGCCGTGTCTTTGGGTTCGTGTTCGTATGGTTGCGAAAATAAATTAATACCGTTAATTTTCGGGTTTATTACTACGCGTCCCCCGGTTGATGTATTGGCACAAATTACGCTAAATTGTACATTATAGGCCCCCCCGTTTGCGCTTATTACGTTGTTTATTTCCGTACCATTTTGCGCAAAAGTAAAATATTCTTTTGGTGTGGTCGTGTTTTCGTCAATCGTTTCAACCCTTTCTAAATAAAAACTTTCAACAACGCCGCCGCCGCCGCTTATACTCTGATAGGTGGCCCCGTCCCAACGATAAGCAATATTTGTATTATCGTCTATATATATTATATTTTCTTCCCCCGTTACCGGGAACGCCGCTATACTTGGGTATGTTTCTACGTTGTTTATTGTAATGCTAATCATTGTTAGGCTTGTTTTTTAGTTAATAAAACGGTACCGGTACCGTTGAAAGTTACGGCGTTAGTGCTTATATTGTCGGCCTCGAATTCAACGCCATACGTACGGGCGCCGCCGCCTAAATTAAACGGATAAATAATACTATTACCGTCTATCGTTACCGTAATAGCCCCGGAACAAACAAAACTAAGTTTTTTCCAACCGCTAACAACAACCGCCGCCGGGTTTATTATTTGTTCTTGGCTTGGGGCGTTTGCGCCCGTTATTTTTTGTAATTCGGTTAACTGTAATTGTTGGTTTGCCGCGCTTGCATCGCCGCCGCCGCCGCCGCCGCCGGCGCTTGTTACTTGGTTGTTAAAATATATATCGTTTAGCTTGTTTGCTAAATCGTCTAATGTACCGGAAAATAAAACCGGGGCGCCGCCGAAATCTTGCGTTTTTATAGTTCCGTCGTTGGTTATTATTTGCGTCGGTTTCCCTTCGGCGTCTAATATATGCAAGGTATCATCTAACGGGGTTTTATGTTGTACCTTTGCGACACAATAAACGCCTAAAGAATTTATAATTTGTTCCCCGGCCGCGCGTGTGTCATCTATAATATTAACAACGTTTGTAAGTTTCTGTATTAAAATTGCCATTGTATAAAGTTTATAATTTTATTATTATTTGATAACCGGCATTAACAACGCCTTGAATAATATCTTTGGTTTTTAGATCTAAATTTATTTGTAAATTTTCCGGTATTATTGCCGTTAATTTGCTTTTTTCTATTGTTGCCGTGCCTACTTGTATAATTGCCGTTTTTTCGCCTTCGTTTTCTTTTATGCCGTTATATATGGTTTGACTAATTAAGCCGGTATTTAGGGCGTTTAATTGTAAATTAGAATAATATTTACAATCTTTTTTAAAGTCTACTTTTAAAAGTTGTACTATTTCGGCCCCGTTTTCGCTAATATCTAAAAAGCCAAAGCCCAAAGGCGGTAAAATTTCGGTTTTGTTTCCTTTTTGAATATACATTAAAAAAGCGGTTTAAGTTGTACTTGAAATTCTGTAAAAATATTAAACCCGGTATTAGTTGGTAAAGTAAATTTAACAGTATTAACGCCTAAATTTGTAAGCGTGAAAATTTGCGTACCAAATACCGAGGCACTACCGGGCGTTATTAATGGAAAATTTGCAACCGTTACGCCGTTTAGTTGGGCTTCGGCCGCGCCGGCGGCGGTAATATCGCCGTATGTAGAATACAAACCGCCAAAGCGTTCATAAGTCCAAAATATACTAAATTCATAGGGCGTCGAACCGGTAGTAAAGTTTAGTACATTGTTAGAATGAATTACGGCCGCTAATTCAGACGGTCCAAAATTAAAATTTAACCGGTTTTCGGTGGCCCTAAAGTTTTCGCCGGTATAACCGCCGGCCGTGGTAATTGCGCCGGCATACGCCTTTTCTACGTTGTCGGTAACATCAATAGTATAAACATTACTAAACGGTGTTGTACTATCTAAAGTAAACGCCGTTATTAGGCTAGAAGTGGCGCCTATTTGTTCAATGCTTTGTAAGGTGTTAAGCGTGTTTTTTTCTTGGGGTGTGGCTTTACCGAGAGTTCTAAGGCCATAAATACCGGTCGTTGTGTTTTGCGTTTCGGCCCGGTGAAAAGCGCCGGCTATTGTATAAACTAAATTCATTGTCGAACTTTGGGTCGCGCTGCCGTCTATGCTTAGATCAAAACGCAATTTTACGGCCCTTGTTTCGGTTTCGTCACTTAGGTAGCCGTTAGCTTCGGCAAATGCCTTTTTAAAAAAGGCTATTGTTAAACCGTTGCCAATAGTTACCGCGCCGCCGTCGAAAAAATTATAAATTGCTTGCGTGCTTTGCCATTTTGTAGCATCGTTTAAGGTATCGCCAAAATTGCCGCTAAAAAAGCCTATTAAATTAGCGTTATCATCGCTGCTAATAGCATAAACAAACAAATTAACCGCGCCCGAAGTTGCCGGCGTTATGCCGTCGGCTTCGTAATAAAGTTGAATACTAGCAAATTTATCAAAAGTCGTAAAATATTGAAAATCGCCGTTTATGTCGGGGGTCCCGTCGCCGTTATTATCCCAATACGCGCCTTTTTGGGCGTCTAATTCGTAAAAATTCGGCGTTATTTGGCTTATTGGTTCATCCTCAAAATTAATATAAACTAAATTCGTGGGCGTTAGTATTTGGCCTTGATCTTCAATATCAATATTTTTAATATTGTAGGTTTCGCCCGTATCTAAAAACGTTATTTGTTTAACTTCGTGTTTATCTAAAGTTTTTAAAAATTGTAATAAAGGGCTAATAGCTAATACAGATAAATTAAAGCGTTCAATACTTGTATTTTGTACGCGTTCGGTTTGGCCGGTAATATCGGTTTCTGTTTCGATTATATCTTTAAAAGTAGAACGCCCTAAGTCGCCACAAATATAAAAAACGTTTTTATAGTCGTTACCCCAATAACAAGAAAGGCCGAAATCAGAACAACCGGCGCCCGTGGTGGCGTTATTATTATATGCGGTTATTTTTGCGCGCATTTTTAAATTTTTCCTTTTATTATTTAAAAGGCCAAACGCTTAATATTTTGGTTTGGCCTTTTATTAGTTTTTATTTGCTACGGTAGCGGATTTGATACGCGGTCCGGGGCCGTTCTACTTTTCCAAGTAATAACGCATTGCCATTTTTCTACGCTTTCTTCGCCACGTTCTAAAACGGGGCTTAATCTAAATTGTGTGGGTACTATTCCGCCGTCTTTGCCGTATAAATAGCCGCCAACGGTTGAAAAAATAAGATACGGTTTAACCGTTGCGCATTGTAATTTTCTAAGATAATCATAGCTTTGCGCCCCAACGTCGAAAATATCAAAATTTAGCGTAAAAGTAGCCGCTATATCTACGGTATTAAAATTGTTAGTTACTACGCTTTGAAATTCGGGCGTGGGCATATCGCCTTGACCGTAAATTTGTTTTTGTTTTGCGTCGGTTGCGTCCGTGTTATCAATATCGAAATCAGCCACAACCATAGACGGCCCCCAATTTAACGGGGCGGTTCCTAGTGTTGGGTGCCAAAGTATAATACTGTTTATTTCACTTTGTACTATATTGTCGTTGCAATTTTGGCTTATTATATCCATTGCGCCTAGTGCGCCGTCGGGACAAGTTACCGTACTGCAATCAATGCTAAAAATATTTATTGCACTCATTTTAAAAGTTTTTTTTTATACTAAAATTTGGCCCTTAATTAGCCGTTTATTTTTTTGACATATTAAACAGTCGGAAACATCCGCCGGCATATAATAAACAAGGTTATTAATAGCGGCCCGGTAAATTTTTAAATAGTGGTTTTTAATTTGGTATAGCTGCTTAGGATCCAAAACCATAGTATAATGATTTATTCGCCCCGACATTAAAATACTATCAACTAAATTAAAAATCGCTTTTGCTTGTAGGCCGTCCGCTAAGGCCATCCCTAACATTAAACGTTGACCGCTTGCAACCGTTACGGCGTCCGGCTTTTGTGCTAAGTCACAAAGCCAACTATAATAATCACAATCTAAAGACGCGTTTAAATAAAGGCCGTTCATATTTGACGAACCGTAAACCGGGGCGGTTTGTAATTCCGCAACCGTGGCCGCTTGGGCGCCGCCTAAGCACATAGTTTGTAAATATGGATTATTCCTATATTTTGCGGCGTTGCTGCATTTGCAACCGCGTTCTATTTGGTTGCTAACGGGACGCGCGCCGGGCGGTATTGTATAAGTAATATAAAACCGTTCGTTTAAATCGCTTCGTATGTCGCCCAAATCAAAAATAAAAGGCGCCGCAAAAGTAGCCGTAAAATATTGTTTATTTGCCGTTACATTTGCGGTCGCCGTCGCTTTTGGCGTGGTAAAGTCTAAGTTTGAATAAATATTAATATCTATATTTTGGGGCGTTGTTATACCGTCCCAAAATGCAATTTGTACCGCGTCTATTCTTAATTTAGCGCCTCTTATTTCGTAGGGTTCCAACCATACGGCCGCCGTGGTTGCTTTTACCGTTTCGGCCTTTTTATAGTAGTTATCGCCAATATTCGTGAACGGTAAAAATTGCTCCGCTTTTACTTGTTTAGTAGCAGCCAAATAGTCGCTTAAAAAGTCCCGGATTGCTTGCGTCCGGGCGCCTAATGCTAGGGACCAAACGCCGCCGTTTTCGCAATCGGCGGCGCTATTAGTCCAACGTACCGGTACCGTGTCCGGCTGCATAACATAAAGGCCGCTTTTACTTTCGTTTAATTCGTTAAAATTAACCGGTTTTTGAGCGTCCCAACAATTACAAGGCGTTGCGCTTAATCCAATAATATTATTTAAACAATCTAAAGACATTTATTTTTTTTATGCTTTATCTACGCGAATAATTCCGGTATTGTCGCCAACGCTTGGCACTAAATCGAATAAGCCCACCATATCCAACTCCCAAACGTGGGTCAAACTTGGTTTGCCGTATTTTGTGGCCGTCGTGTCGCAATTCTTTTGGTATCTTACGTCAATTTCAACCGGTTGTAAAACGCCGTCGTTTGCAAATTGTAAAGCCTTCATATTGCCGCTAGCGTCTTGATATTGATCGAAAAAAGTAAGCGGTAATTTGAAGTTTGTTGTGTTGTTCGTGTCGCCTATCATTTCGCCTTCGGCTGAATAGTCGGCCATAAAATAGCTTACTAAAGCGTTAGGGTCAATTAAATAAACAACTTCGGCGCCTACTAGAACATCTAAGGCATCTTCATCCCAAAAAATTTCGCGGCGTTGGAACGTTAAAGAGTAACTTCTTTCGTTATCGTTGGCGGCGTGGTCGCGTGCTATATCGTAAGGAACGCGCAAAGATTTTCCCGAAATAATATAATAATTATTTGGTAGACCTTTAACCCGGGCCAATTGGTCGAAAATTGCCAAAGTATCGGCCGCGCCTTCGCCGGACCAAAATTGAGCGCCGGAAATTGTATAATTGGCGCCAACTATTGTAACATCATCCGGTAAATTTGCCGCGCTTGCTACGCTTTTATTAGCTTCTAAGCTATTAATTACAGTAGCGTTAAAGCCTTGTACCATCATCGACATTTTGTGACCAAGTAAAAAAGCGGTACGGTCTACAAATTTGCTAAAATTGTCACAATCTTTATCATTTAATTGTATTTTTTCTTTAATAAAAACATTAAAGTCGAAATCTTGGGCGGCCGTACTCATTGTATCGCCGGTTGTTAATTGACAATCGGACGCAATCGGCGTCGCGCTAACAGTTGCGGCGCTTGTATCATCCGCTACGTTATAAATTACTTTAACCCCCGTGCAAAGATCGCCGGCGCCTTCGTATAAAGGTAAAATGTTAGCCGTTTGTTTTTCAAGTACGGCCGTTGCTGCTACGGGTACGTTTGTTAATTCCGGGTTTACCGTCGCTTTGCTTTTGAATATTGTGTCTAATTTAGCGCGTAAAATTGGAATAACCGACGCTGTGAAATCATTTGCCATTTTTTAAAAATTTTGATTTAATATTAATTTTGTTCGTGGTTAATTATCATTTGTTCCTGTATAAAATTTGCCTTTTCGGTGTCGCCCGAATTTAACGCCCTTTTAAAATCTTCATAACCTAAAGTTTTTAATTGATTAGGTGTAAACCCGTGCGCGTTTCCGCCTTGGCCTTTATCGCTTGGAACAAAAGTATTTTTATTTTCTTTTGTTGTTTGGGGCTGCAAAAAGTCAACCGGGCTAAGTGTTTTAATATAATCATTAAAAGCCCAATTTTGCGCGGTTTCCTTATTAAATAAGGGCGCGCCGTCGGCGTCTATTAAGACTATTTGCCCGTTTTCTTTTGTAAATTTTAGCGCTTTTAATTCACTTTCTAAAGCGGCTATTTGGCGCGCTTTAATTTGTGGGTTTGTGCTAAAATTTGCCCCGTTTTGGCTTAGTACGTTCATAGCTTCGGCCTTTATACTTTGCAAATTTCTAAAACTATTAAATTCGTTTTTAATTGCTTCGGCTTCGCTTGCGGCGGCTTTTAGGCCGTCTATGTACGTTTTTACCTCGTTACTTTGTAACGCCTTTTGTAATGTAATATTTGTTTTGTCCGCCGTGGTTGGTGGGGCTTTGGTGTATTTTTCCCGGTGTTGTACGAATAAATCTTCTAACTTTTTGCCGGTTATATCTTCGTTAAATACTTCAGACCAAAGCCGTTCGACTTTTTTACTAGCTTGTCTAAACCCTTTGTTTAGGCTTTCGTCTCTTAAATCGTTATACCTTTTTACGGCATAGGGCTTTAAAAAGCTAGTTAATTGATCGGCGTTTTGTATTTCGTTTTCCCCTATTTTTTCTAATAGGTCCGTAGGCGTGGCGCCTAAAATATCGGCCGTAATGTTTACGACGTCCTTTATATTAAATTGATTTTCCATAAATATACTATTTTTTTATTTTAATGTTTCAATTTTCCTAAATTATTTTTCTTTTGGTTCGCCTTCTAACATATTCGGCGTCGGCGTTGGCGGTTTCTTGGCTTCTATTTTTTTAAATTCATAGGCCCCCGGAAACATTCTATTAATTTTCTGTTTGTCCGCTTCGCTGCATTTTTGCCAATCGTTACCGGTTGCATTTTTAATAAAGTGCGGTAATTTTCGGTACAAATATTTTTTAGGCTTTGGCATAATTTAAAGTTTTAAGGTTTCTTTTATTAGTTTTTGCGTAACGCCTAAAAGTTTAGCCGTTTCTTTTAAGTCCATTTCGCCCGTAGTTAGTTTATCTTTTGCCGTTTCTATCTGTTCGGGCGTTAATCCTTTTTTAACGGCCTTTTTTACTGCCTTTATAGGTTCGGCCGGGGCTTGCATATTGGGCGTTAATTTAGGTTTACTAAAACGGGTTAAAATTTCGTTTAATTCGTCTTCGATATAGTTAGCATCTATATAAACGAATTTATTAGCCTTCGTTTTTAAAACGCCTTCTATAAATTGAGACGCCCGGGCTAATTGTTCCGGCGTTTTACCTTTGGCCGTGTGCCGTCCAATATCAAAAAACGCTACGTTTTTATTAGTAATTGTATATTTAAACTCGTTAATATCGTAGCTTTGCGGATCTATAAAGCCGTTATTTGCGCGGCGTCTTTTAATCCTTTTTTGTGCGGTTTGTCGGTAGCCTAAAGCGTGCGGAAAATTTACAATTTTTAATACTTCTAAATCCTCTTTACTTAGTTTACTTTTGTCTAAGGTCCATTTTTTAAGGTCCTTACTAATTTTGTGTTTTTCCATTTTTATAAAAATTTAGTTAATCAATAATTTATTTTTTAATTCGTTTAATTTCTGTTTTATATTTTCCGCGTTGTATCAAATATTTATTATCATTCAACGGGAATACTAACGGCGCGTTTTCCGTAGCCTTTAAAATGCCTTTTAAAATAGAATTTTGCCCTACTATGGCGCTTTGTACGCCGTCCCGGTACGCTTGCAAGCGTTCGGCTTTTTGGGCGCTTATATTGGCTTTTAATTGTTTGTCAATGTTTTTATTTTTGCGGCCGCTTTTTGGCATTCCGGAATAGTTAGCGGCTAAAACATCGTCGAAATCAGAAACGGCCACGCCCTGCAAGCCTAATTCGCGCGTTTTTTCTTTTGGTATAATCCATTCGCCACGGTGTACGGTTCCGGCCGTTTCGTACTTTTGGCCGTCCCCCGTATATCCCCCGTCGGCAAAACCGGCGGCGCTTGCGGCTTGGCTTTTACTAGCAATAAAAGAAGCCAATAAAACGCCGCTTAAGGCCGTGGCTAAAGCTACGCCAACACCAAACGGCAAACCGGCCAAAGACGAATACAACGAACTTATAGAAGTAATTAGGTTACTAGCTTGTAAGGCCGTATCAATAGCGAATTGAGCTTTTGCGGCTTGTTTCTTTTCGGCTTCGGCTTTGTCCCGGGCGGCCTTTTCGGCTTCTAATTGTTCCTTTACTTCTTTTATATTGGATGCCTTACCTAGTTTATTTAATTCTATTTCGTTGGTTAAATCCGATTGAATTTCGCCTATTCTTTGGTTCCTGAAGTCTACTTCTTTTTGTAAGGCTTCTACGCGTTGCGCTACGGCTTTTTGAATTTCGCCGGTAACGGTTTGCAAGGCGCCTTGTACCGCTTTTATATCTTGTTGCGTATCTTCAGGAATGCCTAATAAATCGCCTAACGTTTTAGGGTCGGCCGCTTCGGTTTCGGTGGCTTCTTTTACCGCCACGCCAACGCCGGCGGCCCGGGCTTCTAAGGCTTTTATTTCGGCATCTAAAGCGGCCTTTTGTTCTTTACTTAGGTTTTTATTATTGGCCCTTATTAATTCTAATTTTTGCTTTTGAAATTCTATTTCTTGATTTAACTTTGCGTTGTTTTGGTCGTTGTTAAATTTTTGTATTTCGTCGGCGCTTCGTTCAATTTCGGCGAACTTTTGGCGTTCGCCTTCTTGTTTTGCTGCTAATTCGGCGGCCGTTTGTCTTTGTTGAAATTCTAAAGTATTTTGTAAACTTTCTAAATCTTTGGCGGCCTTTTGATCGTCAAACTTTTTATTAATTTCGGCTAATTCCGTTTTTAATTTTTCGGCGTTCTTTTTTAATAGTTCGGCCCTTTCTTCGTCCGTTTCCGCAATTTTTTCTATTTGTTCGGCTCTAACTTTGGCGGCTTCGTTTGCCGCGTTTAGTTCGGCTTCGCGTTCGTTGGTTATTAATTCAGCTAGAACGGCGGCCCGGGCTTTAATTTCGGCGGCGTTAAATTCGGCGTTTAAATCGCTTATATCTTCTTTTAAAACTTCTTCGCTTTTAAGTAAGAAATTATTTAGTCTTGTGTTGTCTGTTATTATTTTTCTTGCTTGGGCGTCCCGGGCGGCGGCTTGGTCTTTTAGTTGTTGTATTTTTTTTTGCCGTTCGTCCCTTATAAGGTCGGTAAATAATTTATTAGCGGCTTCGGCATTTTTTCGGGCTTGGTCCGCGACGGCTTTGTCCGCTTCTTTTTGTTTGTCCTTTTCGGCGGTTTGTTGTTTGGTTATTTGGTTTATTTTTTGCTCGGTTTTTAGTTTTTGCGCCGCTAATTTTCCGGTAACTTTTCTAATTTCGGCCTCTTCTATCTTTAATTTATTGAGTTTATTTTCCTCTTCTAAAAGTTTATCGGTATCTACCACAAATCCCTTTAAAAATTTGGATTCGCCTTTTTCTAAATCCTTAATTACTTCTTTTTGATCAATAATTTTATTATTTATTTCGGTTCGTTTGTCTAATTCCGCGTTTAATTGTTGTTGTAATTTATTTCGTTTTGTAATATTAAAATTTGTTAACGCCGTGGCCTTTTCGGCGCCTTCTAAGCCTTCTATTTCTAATAATTTGTTGCTTTCGAACGCGGTTGCTAATTCGGTACTTAAACCCTGTAAACTTTCTTTTAATTTTTCGTTTTCTTCTACCGCTTCGGCGTTATTTTTACTAAAAAAACTAACGGCCAAAGCAGCCGCGCCGGCCGCCACGGCAAACGGCCCAAACGGCGTACCGGCCAATAAAATTCCAAAGCGGCCCAATTGCGAAGCGGCCCGGCCCCCGGAACCGGCAAAACGGCCCAAAGCCCCGACGCCACGGCCGGCGCCACGGGTAAAACGGCCCAAACTTCGGCCGCTTTTTTTAGCGCTTTTATCTAGTTTATCAACTTGTTTTGATGCTTCTTTTGTGGAACCGCCTAACCTTTCGACAGGGCCGCTTTCTAGGCCTTCGCTTATGTTTTCGCTTACGTTCGACATTGTACCGCCTAAGTTTTCGGCTTGGTCGGCTATATTGTTAAAACTTTCTATTATTTCGCTATCGTCAACTACTATTTTTACTTCTATATCGTCGGCCATTATTTAGATTTTAATTTTTTTTCTAATCGTTTTAAAACTTTGTAAAAGTCTATAATATAAAGTTTTTTTAAATATTCGGGATTATAACTTGTATTGTTTACTAATAAATCTAAGCTATCAAAAACATAGTTTTCGTTTTCTTCTATTTTATCAATACAATTAACTTTACCCCGTTTAAAATAAACGTTTTTATAGCGCCCGGCGTTGTCTTTTTTCGATTTTTTTAAAAAGCCGTTTAGCTTTCGTTTATAATCGTTTGTGATTCTTGCGATGTTCCGAGCGCCAAACCGAAAAAATCGACGGCCCTGTAATTTTCTTTAACCCAATCGTTTATCTTTTCGTCGGCTGCTTCAAAATTCCACGCGTTTAAATCTTCGTTTTCGCGAATAATAAACAAAGTACAAATATAATAAGCGGCCGGGTAACGGCTTGTTAATTCGCCTTTAAAACTATCTAAATTATTCATACAATCGCGTAGTAATGTATTCATATTTTTGGCCCAATCATCGCCGGTCGCTTGCATTAATCTTATGATATTTTCCCAAAGATCAACAAAGCGCTTTTTTATTGCCGTGGGCGTTTGGTTCAAACTGAAAGCCGTTTCAATATTATGATAGGCTATTTGCCTATCTATGTTAAAAACTTTGTCCGGCGGCATAACAATATATTTTGTTCCGTTGGCTATAAATTCGCTTTTAAATTTACCGTTTACTATTAGGCTTTTAGGCGCGTTTATAGCTTTTATTTTTTTCATTGTTTCCGCGAATTTATCCGCTAAAATATCCGACATTTTTTTAATTTTAATTAGTTAATTTTCCTTTTTTCCTTTACTTGTAAAATAATACTTTTACCGCTGCCATTGTACAAAATGGCGTAAAAATTAAAGCGTATAAAAATATATTTTTTAATTGATCGTAATTAATAAAAACGGCGGCAATACTAAGCCAACCGGCAACACAAAAAGAACAATTTAAAAGCGTTTCTAATTTTGCCGGGTAATACTTCGGCAAAAAATCTAAAAGGCCATAATTTGCCGTTAATTTTTCAACGTAAACCCAACCAATAGACGCGCAAATAAAAACAATTTTTAATATTAATATATCATTCATAAAAATACGGGGCGGCGGTCCATTCCGGACCGTTTAAAGTTCTTAATATTTTTTCGTGGTTTTGTTCCGTGTATTGGCTTAGTTGTTCGTGTTGTTTGTGGTCGCCTTCAAATAGTTTTATTACTAATTGCGTACCGCTTAAATTGTACCTTTGTGTTTCGGGCGTTCCAACGCTAAACGCTAAAATTTCGGCCTTTTTAGGGTCGTTTGAATTAATTGTATAATATCTATTATGAGACATAAAAATAAACGTTTAAAATAGGTTAAAAAGGCTTTTAAGCATATACCAAAAAAAAGCCAAACAAGCCAATAAAAGGCTAATAGTATTTTTATATTTTTTTATTTGTTTCATTATTCGGGGCAATCGTTTAAAATGTCGTCTGATTCCATATTTACCGAAGTATAACCGGCCGTTATTCCGGTTAAATCCGGTATATTAAATTGAGTTCCAAATGTAGCGTTATTTATATCTGTATCTAAAACTAAATTAGTAGTTTGTACCGGGCTTTGTTGTATTGTACCGCCGTTGTATTGCGTGTTTACTTCGGCCGGTGTTAATTCGACATTCCAAACCCGTGTTTTTGCTATTTGTGCGGCACTAAAAAAAGTATCTTGGCCGCCTATTTGTAAAGGTTCGTTATTTGTTGTTACGCCGCTTAAATTATTGCTTTGTATTGTTTTTGGTGTAAGAGTATTATCAATATAAAACTTTACGCCGTTTGCATCACTTGAGCCGCCGTAAGTTAAAACAATATGATACCATACGCCCGTACTTAATGATTGTGTAGAATTGACTATAAGTAAACTTGAATTTGAACTTGCAAATAAAAATCTTAAATTGTTACCAAGAGTTGAAAGATAATAAGCTCTAACATCTGTAGGAGTAGGTCTTGCCCACTTACTAACAATAAAGCGGCCGCCCGTTAAATCATCAAATTTTACCCAACTTTCAATACTAAATGCGTTTGACGGGTTAAAATCAAAAGCTGAATTATTAGTACAATTTATAAATTCATTAACCCCGTCAAAACTAAGGCTTTTGCATAGTTGATTTTCGGGTATTTGGTTAACACAATCTAAGGCGGCGCCGGTTGGGAAAATTCCGCCTTTGCTTAAACATTGCTCTAATGTGAAATTAACATCAATAGCGTAAAAGTCGAACGGATAAAGGTAATAGTTTTTTATTTTGGGGTAATCGTAGCCGCCAAAAATTGTATTTATATCTTGTTTTACTAGGCCCTTCGGTTCAATCCAAAGTAAAGAATTTTGATAAATGCCGCTTTGTATTTTGCCGCGCGTTGTTAATATTTTTTCTAGTATTGGTATTGTATAAATCGCGCCGTTACATTCATCTAAACCCAATTTAGCAAGGTTCAACCAAACAACCAAACGCGCCACGCCCTTAAAACGTTTATTATAAAAGTCGTTTGTTTTAGTAAATCCGGCGTTTGTCATTGGTTGAATTAATTCCCAATAAATAACGCTTTTTTTTGTGTCGTCGGGTACTAATTCGTTATATAATCCAACGTTTGCACAATCGCCGTTAACTACGTTACAAGCTACCGGGTAGCGCTTTACTATTCCGGTTTCGCTTTGGTTGTCTACGGCTATATTAATCGTTCTAACTATGCCGGCGTATTTATCCGCGAAATCTAAAGCCGTTATTTGTGGGCTTAAAATCGTATCTATTAAATAGCGTATTTTCATAGGTATTTATTTATTATTTTTGTTATCCGTTCCTCGTGGGCTTCTTTAATAAATTGCCTTTCGTTTTCGTTGGTTTCTAATATGTTACCGTATCGCGGTTCCTGCCATTCTTGTATATTTTGGGCGCGCGTGGTTTGGCCGCCTATTGTTACGGTCGTTGTTGCTTCAGTACTTTTTACAGAATTAACGCCCGTATTTCGCCACATATCGCCCGTAAAAGTAAAATTTATGTCGTTGGGGTCTTGGTTATTTGCTTCTTTAAAATCCGCGTAACTTTGGAACCAATCGCCCGTTTTTATTTTGGTTTCGGCCCCGGCTGAAATACTACGATTATAAAAAAACCATTGCGGAACCAAGGCCCGGCTATATTGGCCAAATGGTTGACCTTCGGCGTTTAGCTTTTCGGTTTGAACGCGGCTCCGTATTAGTGCGGTTGTTTCTTTACCTACTAAAACGCTTTCGTTTTCGCGTGTTGCGTTTATTTCTTCGGCGGCTAATTTTAGACGTACCGCAAAATTTAAAAAAGACATATTAACAACAATTTTTAGTTAAAAATTCTTCGCTATATAATTCTAAAAAATTTGTTCCGCCGTCACTTAATACTAAATTTATAACCCAACGCCCAACCGGGGCCGGCGTTGTTAGTGTTGTTGTGTCGCTAGTTTCAAAAACTGAATTACTAAGCCCGTTAATTTGTACGCCGGTATAAATAACGGAACCAATAGGCGGATTAAAAACGCCGGTAAAAATGTTATTACCTTTAGTTTCTAAATATTGGAACGTGGTAATAGTGTTATAAATACCGTCTAAAAATATTTGAAACGTTGGTATTTTGTCCGGTGGTACGGACCAAAGGCCAATATCACTATTAAATTCGTTAGAATAGGCGCTAAATATATTACTTTGATCTTTATAGAACGGTAAACCGCCGCCGCCGTGGCTTTTGGTGCTTCTATTTATAATGTTTAAACTAGACATATTTTAATATAGTATTTCTAAGCTAATAAATCCGCTTTTAGGGTTAAAACTTGCGGCCCTTAATTGGCCATTACTAAAATTATTACCTACAAAACGCGAATAAGGCGCAAATAAAAAAAAGCAGCATACCGGAACCGTAACCGTTTCTAATATTTTAACCGGGCGTTTATTGTTAAATTGTTGATTAATGAAGTTAATTGATCCGCTATCGAAAGGCCTATAATAAGGCCAAAAATTAGCGTGTAAATTTGCCATACCTTGCGGTACATTTGGCCTATAATCGCCCGTAATTGCGCCGTTTTTGGCCCTTAATCCGTCCGGCGCTAAGCTTTCGGGCGTTATCATTGCCACGCCGTCGGCCGGGTATTCGTCCGGGTCGCTTATTATTGTTTCAATTTCACTATAATATTTATCTGTATTGTATGTTTTTACATTTTCCCCAAAAAAAGAATTATAGGTAATATTTACCCCGGTAAAATCTATGCTATTGTCTAAACTTGGGAACGCTTCGGCCTTTGGTAAATCGCTATTATCTAAGCTATATTTATTTTTTAATTTGGTCCATTTGCCGCCGTTAATTTGCGTTAAATTTGTTACGCCTTGCGTAGTTAGGTCGTTGTAATGTTCAATAATTAGCCTTTTTGTACCTTCGTCAATACGCCAAAAACAATTTAATTTGCTGCTTATATAATCGTTTAATATACTTTGTAGTGTTATTAGTTCGCGCGTTGCCGGTTCGGTTGCGGCCGGGTCTTTAATGTCGCTTATTGCGTGCATTTGTACGCCTTCGGTAGGGCTTGGGGTTTCACCCGTAACCGGGTTAACTGTATTAGTCAAAAAATTACTTTGCAAATCTAATTCGGGGCAATATTCATTTAAGCCTTTATTTATTACATCTAATAATAAACGGCCGTTATCTAAATTAATATTGCCTTTTGGTATTGTGTTTGTATCAATCCAAAACCCTATATTAACTGTAATAATGCTACCAAAAACACCCATTAAAAACCAATTGCCCGGTATTGTAGGCGTTGGCGGCGGTAAACCCGGGCCGGCGCTTACGGTATCGGTAAAAGACAAAGAACACGCAGCCGGGTCGTCGAAAATTGGCGGTTTACGATACCAAGTTATTAAATTTTTAGTAGTGCAATTATTAAATAATATTTGCCAACCGGCCCCGGGGGGCGCTTGCGGTTCGCCGCCTTGGCAGTAAGTTGTTTTTAATTCCCTTACAAATACATAAAAAGCCAAAAAAGGCGAAGCGCCGCCACAATAAACCGGGGAACCGAAAAACGGCGCGTTTGCTGCTTTGGTTTCTATCTTATATTCATATTTAGAAAAATCTTTACTATAAACAGAACTAACTATATTTATAGCCTCTAAAAAATTATATTCGCGGTCGTAATTGTCGGTCAAACATTGGTATAACGTGTCTTGTTTTGGGCTAACTTCGGCCCGTTTTTCGTCGGGGCTAAAATTGCAATCAAAATGCGTAAAATATAAATTAAATAACAAAAATTCGCCTTCGGGGCAAAATTCTTTTATAGTTAATTCTATTTTTTGATACTTATTAAAACTTAAAATATAATCAAATGCAGCCCCGTTAAAATTTATTGAACCGTTAACGCTTTTGCTAAAATGATAGGCCCCGTTTTCGCGGTTTAAATTATAGTCGAACGTAAAGCCGCCGGTATTAGTTGGCGTGTATTCGTAGCCGTTTAAATAATATTTGTATATCGTAGACATTTTTTATTTATCGTATTTTGATTTTTCAATATTAGGATCAATCCTTTTTGCTAATTCGTAGCTAATCCAATCTAAATTATGCCGGCAATTATAGCCGCCCAAATCTACTAAAATATTATTATCTTCTTTTCGTCCGGACCAATTGGCCGGCGTTGTATTCCAACTTAAAACAGTTTCCCGGTTAAATACTTTTCCGTTTCTTTGGTCGCAAAAATCGCGCGTTGTCTTTATTTCGCCCCCGGCATAAATAGCGTAGTTTAATTCCGCCGCTTCGCTGAATTGTTGGTCTAATTCGCGGGTATATTTTTGTAGTTCGTCGGTACCGTTTCGATAGTGGTAATTTTCTAAAAGGCCAAATTTATCTTCTTTGCCTTTTATTTGTTCGGTTAAAACGCTTTTTAATTGTGTTACATTTTGGCCGCTTATAATGCCTTTTTTTATTGTTTTTTGTATTTCGTTTGCTACTTGGTTATTATCAAATAAATCATCTATAAAACCGTCCGTTATTGTTTCGCCCCGGTTTAATATTCTTTTTTTTGCTGCTTCGGTTGGGTTAAACGGCGTAAAATAGTCTACGGTTTTATTAGTTAGCTTTTTAAATTGTTGATCGTAATAATCAAACATTGAAACATTAACAACCTTTTTAATAAACCGCTTTAATCCGCCGGCCTTGTTAGCCTTCTTTAAATTGGCGTTTGTGTTTTTTATTGTGTTGTTTTCGTTTATCTGTAAACTAGGTAAAAAATAATTTAATACATAGGAATTTAAGCGCCTTTGCATAGCCGAAGCCTTAGATAATAGCCCTTTTTCACTTTTTCGTAATAGGGCGGCCCGTTCCCGGGCTTTTTTTCTTAATTCCGTAACCGTTGGCGGCATTAATTAATATTTATTTGTTCGCTAAAATCCCGTATTTGTCGGGGGCTATTGTCCTTTATTAATTGGTTCGCGTATGTTTGGGCCTTTGCCGTAATTATTGCCTTTTGTCGGTTATAATCTAGCATTAAAAAAGCCGGTTCATTGTTTAAAATATCTTCCGTAATTTCTTTAAAATTCAGATAAAGCGCTTTTTGTATTGAAGAATCCGGCAAATTTAATATTATTTGAGCCTTTAATTCGGCCGGTATCGTTGCGAAGGGTTCAAATTTTCGCATAGAATTGTAAACGCTAAAATAGGCCGAATCCGTGCGGTTCTGTTTAACGTTTAACCGCTTGTTTATGTTTTCGATCGCTTCGCTATTGGCGCCGGCTTCTTTTGCTAATTTCAATAAGTTTAACAAATAATCTTCGCTTTCTAAATCGTATTCGTTAGTATATAATAATTCGCTTTTTACGCCGTCAATTTGTAGCGTTTCGGCCATTGTTTCAATAGTAAATAAAAATAACTTTTGCGGCGCCTTTGTAAATTCGTATAAAGAATCTTGGGCGGTATCATAATAATTATTTATTTGTGTAGCGGTTGCGGCGGTTGTTTGTTGGTGGCTAATATCAACGCCGAAAATACTCTCTATAATTTTGGGCGTGTATTCGTTTACGTCCTCTTTTTGTTGTTTTACTATGTCAAACGGTATATTAACGTAAAAAACTAAGTCCTTCGGGCTTATTGTTGTTTGTTCGCCGTCGTCGCTTGGTAGTTGTACTTCGATAACATCCTGACTACTTGTATGTACTTGTTTACCGGTTCCGCTACAAGCCGGGCAATTATCGCCGGACGGGTGCAGCGTGCCGCCGCGGCATATTGCGTGCGTGTCGGTGTCTTGATAATCGCACGGCGTATAATATTGTATTTTTTGTAAAAAGGCGTGCAGCGTTAAGGATAGGTCGTATTCGGAACCACGGTTAACAAGTTGTTTATATTCTTCGGTTGCTTGGTCCCAAAAAGAAACAAAAGTTTTGCCTTCGGTTTTTTTGTCGTAACGATAACCAACGCGCGTAACCGGTACGGCCCCGGTTTCGGACGGCTGAAATAATAAAATATAGCTTTTATCGTTTACCGTTTCTATTGTTTCAAAGGTCCCGGCTTCGTTTGTAAATTGGTCGTAAAAGTTAGAATTTACTAAAATTTGTTCTTCTAATTCTACGGCTAACTCTAAACCTTCGGGCGTAAAAGTATAATAAATTTTTATTTGTTTTTCGCTACTACTTTGGCCGTCCATATATTGGACCGTTTCGCAAAGTTCACAAACACAATAATTTAAAACGCCTTTACTTTGTTTAAAATCTTTTACTTCGTGCGAATTAAATACAAACGGGCTGAAATTATCAACGCCGTTTAAAATAGAGTGCCGCACCCAATAAAAGGCGTTTGGGTCTATATTATTATAAAATAACGCCGTTTCTTCGGACCAAGTTAATAAGCTTTGTCCGTCGTGGCCGTAATTGTTTAAATATTGGCCTATTTCGGCGCTTTTTTGTTCGTCGTCGTGCCTTACATCTAATTTTAATTTATCGGCCCTAAATACGCGCTTAAAAAAGCCCTCTACTTTACCGGCTACGCTTTTAGTTCTGTTTTGGGTAATTTGTACGCGTTGCGCCTTTTGGGCGTCCGTTTCTCGAGGTTTATAATTTACGATCAACTCGCCGTAACCGTCGCCCGTTACAATTTGGTTATAAAAGTGGGCTAATTCACAAGTATAATAATAGTTTTTATGAGTGTAACCGTTTATAACCGCCTTTGTTTTATTGTTCATTTTTTAGCCTTTTTGGTACGTGTCTTTTTGTTTGTTGCCGCGCGTTGTCCGCGTTTAGGGTATTTTGTTTTTTTGTGTTTCATTTTTAAAACTTTTTACTTTTTTTACCGTCACAATTCCAAAGCATACGCGCGAAATCGTTAGGCGTTGCGCCCTTTTTACTGCTTTTAATTCCGGCGGACCTTGTACAATAATTATTGCCGCGCGGCGTGCCGGGTCCTACCTTGTAGCCTTTGGCGCCAAATTGTAAAACGCCCGGGCCGCCGTCCGTTGGTGTGGCTTTGTATTTTTTGCCTTTGGCGGTTCCGGCGCTTATTTTATATTTGCGACCTTTTACGGTTATTGTTTTGCCTATCTGTATCCTACTTTTTGCCATTACTTTTATTTTTTAATCTTTGCTAAATAGCCTAATGTTTCCGGGTAACAAATAAAATATTGAAACGCGTCTAAATGGTGGCCGCGTTCTTCGTAGCCTTCTTTATTTTTCTTTTTTAGTAGCCGGCCGGTTCCGTCTTGTAAACAAAACTTTAAATCTTTTATAAAGTTAATACATTTTTTTGAATTTATTAAAACGCGTACCGGTAGGCCGCCGCTAAACAATAGATTTAAAAACGCCTTACGGCCTAAACTCCCGGGCGCTATATTTTTAAACCGTGGGTTTTGTTTTGGTATTCGTTCCACGCAATTAATAGCGCTTTGTTCTAAGCCTTTTTTAAGATCATAAAAATGCGTTTTTGTGTCTTTTACCCCCAAACGCTTGTTTCCGCTTGCATCGCCGTATAAAAAAAAACCGCTTTGTAGGTCGTAACGTGCCGCAATTTCGGCGCCCAAATTAAAAGCGTCGTTTCGTGGGTGTTCGTTGCTTACTTCGTCTATTACTTTTAGAATCCAATAATCAGTATAACCGGCCCAAAAGCCGCCTTTTATATATTCTAATTCGATTATTAAACCGCTCATATACGGCCGTACGTTAAAATCTACGGTATAATGCAGCGTATTTTTTCCGTCCCTTAAAACATCGTCTTTTACGTGTTTAGCCGGGTTAAATGCGTGCGCGAATAAATCGCCCGTTTTAACGCGCCCCCAACGGCCGCGCTCGTAGACTTCGTAATATGTTTCTGATACGCTAGATAATAGCTTTAATTGGCTTTTATAGTCGTTATCTATAAACCTATTATCTTTGTACGTTGTATTTATTACCCGGGTTTGTAGTTGGGCGCCGCCTTCGGTTTGTCGGGTAAACTGCCAAACTTTGCCCGGTTCCAAGTATTCAAGGTTTTTTATATAGTCCGGCATTTTTGGGCTTAATTGCGGTTCTACGTATTTTTGCAACCAATGGTTACGGTCTACCGGGTTAAAAGAGTAAACGAATTGTAACGGGTGTTTAAAATTGCCGCGTAGCCTTAAATCCAATTGTAAAAAATCGTTTTCCGTTAGTTCGGTTATTTCTTCGCAAAAAATACCGGTTATTCCGCTAATGCTTTTTATTTTTTCGGGATCATCTAAACCTAGCATTATAATTTTATTACCGTTGGGTAAAAATATTATTTCTTTGTCTACTTTGTTGAATGTACAAAAACTATAAAAGCCTTGTTCTTTTATAATTAGTTTTGTTTGTTCAAAAATAGAATCTTTTATAGTCCGGGCTACCTTACGAATAAATAAAAATTTGTGATTTGCGTCTTTTTCGTTAACTAATCGCTTAATAAACATTTGCACGGCATAAACACTTTTACCGGAACCGGCGCCACCGAATAAAGCTAAATAGCGCCCTTTGTAATTAGGGCAATATTTAGAGTATATTTTATTTGTTTTTATTGTACTAATTGCCGTTTTCATCTTCAACAATTTTAAAATTTAAACCGTCAAATTGTTGTTTTATTTCTTTTTTATCGCTTTGGTTTAATCGTTGTTTACCTAGCCAAATCAATAAGCCCCGGTCCCCACTTATTGCGCCGTCGTATTGGGCTTTTAATAGGGCTTCGTTTCCGGCTTCGCGCTTTTCTCTTAAATAGGCGGAAAAATCGACTTTTTTATCCTGTTTGCAATGGTCGTATAATGTTTCCGGGTGTATGCCTAACATTGCCGCGCATTGTACGCCGTTTGCCCCGGCTTTAAGTGCTGCATCTACGCGCGCCCAATTTATAATGATCTTTTTGCGTCCGGCGTTACTTTTCTTTTTTCCTTTCATATTTAAAATTAGCCGTTTATTAATTCGTGTAAATTTTCGCCGTTTTCGTAAAGTTCTAATATTTCGGCGTATTGGTGTTCTTTTATATTCCGGCTAACTTCTAAATTAAAAGTTTTAACACTACTTAAAAATAATTGTTGATCGTAATTAATAGCGCCGTTTTGTTGTACTTTGTATTCTAATTGTTCGGCCACATCTTTTAAAAATTCCGACAATTTCAAGGCGTTTAATACCGGTAAATTTATACTTATATCGTTCATTGTTACAATATTTTAAAAACGGCGGTTCAATTAAAAACCGCCGTAACATAAACAACTAAAAAAAATCCTTTTTTATTTCGTTTGTTGGCTGCTTATTGCCTTTTCTATCGTTTGGATTAAATCCATTAACAGACGCCCGTAAGCAAAAAAGCGTTTAAAAGGTCCTAGCTTTTTAATATCCTTAATTTTTTCTATTAAGGCGCTTTGGAATTCTTCTTGTTCTTTTAAAAGTTTTTCGTTTTCGTTTGTTAATACGTCGATTTTTATTTTTTGTTCTTGTATTTTTTCTAGTGCCTTATTAATTTCCATTTTTAGCGGTTTTGTTTTGTTCTTTTATGTGGTTACTTAGAATAATATTTAGATAATCATTTAAACGGCGGTTATTCGCTTCGGATAACTTTTTTAAGTTGTTTACTAATCCGGCGTTTTGTTTGTTTTCTCTAAAAGTTAATGAGTTTTTTAATTTTTCCTTTTGCATATTTTAATATTTTGTACTATAAAGATACAAAAATTATACTATAAAAGAACAAAAAAGGCCGCCAATATTCCGGATAAAATAAAAGGCGGCCTAAAAAAGAAGAGAGCATTTACAAATATATAATTTTTTACAAAACAAACAAAAAAAGCCGCCACGAATCGCAGCGGCTTAATAGGCTTTATTTAACCAAAGGCCCGGACCTATGCCAATAGCCGGACCTATAACGTTAACCCCCGTTAAACGTTATATTTTAAAATTCCGGTTTATACGGTTTATTTGTTTGGTTTTCTTCGGCTTCTATTGTGTTAAATGTATCTATTAAAGAAACGGCCTTTTTTGCTTTTTTGTATTGGTTCCGTATTACTTCTTTTAAAAATAGATTTTCACTTTGTAGCCGGGTTAATTGCTTTTTTAGTTCGTCCATTTTAAAAAGGTAAATCGTCGTTATAAATATTTGTTTGCGCTGCTACTTTTACCGGTTCTTTTATTGGCGCTATTTCTTCGGCGTTAACCGTTTCGATTTTCCACGCTTGCAAGGTAACAAAATAAACCGTTTTATTTTCTTTGTTGATCCATTCGCGGCCGCGTACATTAAAATAAACTTTTGCCTCAATTTGTTTAGATATACCTTTTAAAAGTTCGGTTTTATCGTTTACGGTTTCAAATTTTATTTTTTGTGGGTACGTGTCGCCGGTTTCTAATATAAATTCTTGTTTGCTAAAACTATCCGTTATCTGTTGTATTGGTAAAACCTTTTTAATAGTTCCGGTAATTGCTAAATTTTCCATTTTTAAAATATTATTTAGTTGTTAATAATTGGCGCCTATCTTTTGCGGCGCTTTCTTTTTTTAATTTGTTCTAATTCTTTTAAATATTGCCTTTCTTGGGTGTCTAGTAGTTTATCAATACGTTTTATTGCTTCGGTTGTTTCCGGGCTAAATTTGGCGGTTATTTCGCTTCTTGGGTGGCAATTATGTTTTATAACGCCCCAAATTTCTGCCGCGGCCGGGTTGTCCGGTTCAGTTCGCATTAAATAGGTTTCTATTTTTGATAATTTTAATCTAAGCATTTAAAAAACGCTTTCTATTATTGTGTTATAAATCCAATCCGCGCAAAGATCGCGGCCGCTTCTAGTTTGTAATATTTGGTTACATTCTTTTTTATTATCCATAAAAAAGCATTCAAATAATACGGCCGGCATTCGTGTTTTATGAATAATTGTAAATTTTTCCTCTTTAATGCCGCGCCAACGATATGAAGGAAAACTTTTTTTATATTGTTTTTGTGCTTCGGCTGCTATTTGGTGGCTTTTTTCGCTTGCGTTTGGGCTTATAAATACTTCGCAACCGTGGCCGCCGCCGGCGTTGGCGTGTATTGATATTAAAAAGGAATTATTAGCGTATTTATTGGCCCGTTCTACGCGCGAATTTAAAGATATATCGATATATTCGGGGTTTATGTCTATGTAGGGAATATAAACGGCGCTTAGTCGTTCAATTACCCGGGCTTTAATTGCCCGGTTAAATTCGCCTTCGTAGAGTATTGTGCCGTCGGACCAAACCGGGGAACGTTTGCCGGCGGTTTGGTATTGGCCGGCTATTATTCCCCCGTGGCCGGCGTCTAAAATTACAGTTTTCATTTTTTAAAATTTTGTCTTATTGCGTGTATTAACGCGCCTAAAAAGATAATAAAATATATTGTAAATATAGGCGTTATCATCATTAAAATAAAAATTAATATTGTGTTCAATTATTGTATTTTTCTAAGTTATAAAATTTTATTATATCTCTTAATTTTTCGCCGTA